TTCGAGACTACAGCGACAAGTTTTTAAGACCCCTATCAAAAATAACATTTGACATTATATGTTATTTTTGCTATAATTCTAAAAAGAGTAAAATAATGAATTTAAAGAGAGATTTGGTTAAATATGTTCGAGACAAAGCTAAATCAAGATACCGTAAGAATAATAAATGTTATATCTGCGGTGAAACCGAAAATTTAGATTTTCATCATTTCTTTGGACTGACAGAACTTTTAGAGCATTGGATTCAGAAACAAGGTATAAAAGTTGAAACTGAAGAAGATATATTAAGTGCTAGGGAAATATTTATAGAAAAGCACGAAAAAGAACTTTACGATGAAGCTGTGACGCTGTGCCATATGCATCATTTACGATTACACTCAATTTATGGAAAACGACCTAAATTAGTCACGGCAATGAAACAAAAAAGATGGGTTGAAAAACAGAGAGTAAAATATGGCGTGGTATGACAGATTTTTAGGTATTGAGAGAGAAGAAAAATTAAATCCTGCTCAATATACTATTGCAAGAGACGAAGGTCTCTCTGTAGATACTCGTGAAATAAAATCAAACTATCGTTCAGCGTATGAAGCACTAGAAGTAGTAAATAGAGCTGTAAATATGATAGTTGATGATGTAGCAGAAATACCTTTCTCTGTTAATGCAAAGTTAAGAGGAATGACACCTGTTGCAAAAGATATTAGAAGGTCAAAAGTAGATATACTACTTAATAGAGCACCAAATCCTTTTCAAGATGTTAGTGCTTTTAAAAGAAATTTAATTATCGACCTAATAATAGATGGAAACATATTTATCTACTATGATGGTGCACACCTTTACCATTTACCAGCAGATAAAGTTAAAATCTATACTGATGATAAAACTTTTGTAGAAAAATATGAATTTGATTCAACGATAGAATATTCAGTCAATGAGATAATTCATATAAAAGAAAACAGTTTTAATTCAATTTATAGAGGAGTACCAAGATTGAAACCAGCGTACAGAACAATGGTTCTCTTGGACAATATGAGAAGTTTTCAAGATAACTTCTTTAAAAATGGAGCAGTCCCTGGATTAGTATTAAAAAGTCCAAATACTCTTTCTGAAAAAATAAAAGAAAGATTGTTACAAGCTTGGAGCATGAGATATAATCCTAAAACTGGAGGTAAAAGACCTTTAATTCTTGATGGTGGACTTGAAGTTGATGATTTAACTAAAGTAAACTTTAAAGAATTAGACTTTCAAGAATCTTGCAAAGCAAATGAAAAAGTTATACTAGAAGCACTAGGAATACCACCAATCCTTATGGACGGTGGTAATAATGCTAATATTAGACCGAATCATAGGCTTTATTACTTAGAAACTATATTACCTATAGTTAGAAAAGTAGCATACGCTTTTGAAAGATACTTTGGTTTTGAACTTGCGGAAGATGTAACCAGAATCCCTGCGTTACAACCTGAGTTGAGAGACCAAGCCGCCTACTATGCAACTCTTGTTAATACAGGTATTATTAGCCCGAATGAAGCAAGAGAAGCACTAGGCAAAGAACCAGTTGATGGATTTGATGAACCAAGAGTACCAGCTAATATAGCAGGTTCTGCGGTAAATCCCGAAGAAGGTGGAAGACCACCACAAGACGAGGAGAATATAGATGGCGAATCCTAAAATGAAAACATTAACAACTCTTGGCGAGTATTTTAAAAAGAAAGGAAAAATTCTTTCTATTTCAGAATACCAAGCACAAGATGACGCTCCTGTTAGAGTACAAATAGTTAAAAGAACTTTTAACTCTTGGGCTCGTATGGTCAGCATGTTAAATTACAACTTACCTGAAGTGGTAGATGCAATTAACAAACCAAAAGCTGCACCAAAGAAAACAGTTGCAAAAGCTACTAAAAAGAAAGGAGACTAATCATGAATAAAATATTTCATTATACTTCTACTTTTAAAAGTTTAGGCGAACAAGATGATGGTAGTATCGACATTAAAGGGTCTGCTAGTACCAACGGTCTTGACAGAGCTGGAGATATTATCGAGGCAGATGCTTGGACTAAAGGTGGTTTAGAAAACTTTAAAAATAATCCTATTATATTGTTTAATCACGATTACAATAAACCTATTGGAAGAGCAACAGGTTTAGAAGTGAATGACAAAGGATTAGATATCTCAGCGAAGATATCTAAAGCAGCGGGCGATGTTAAAGATTTAATTAAAGATGGTGTCCTTGGAGCTTTTTCTGTTGGTTTCAGAGTGAAGGACGCTGATTATATGACCGAAACCGACGGATACAAGATAAAGGACGCTGAACTTTTTGAAGTTTCTGTAGTATCAGTACCTTGCAATCAGGGAGCAACATTCTCTCTAGCAAAGTCTTTTGATAATATGGACGACTATGAGGAGTTTAAGAAGAATTTTGTAAAGGCTAACTCAATGGACTCAGCAGACGCTGTTGAAATTGAGCAGCCAAGCGAGGAGAAATCCTCAATTTTGGAGAAAAATATGTCTGAAGACAATAAAACAACTCCTGAAGGCTTTGACCTTGAAGCATTTGCAAAACAAGTAGCAGAAGATACTGCTGCTAAAATTGCTATGAATCAAGCTGAGCAGAAAGCAAAAGAAGCTGCTGAGGCGGAAGAAAAATCTGTTGAGGAAGCTGAAGTGAAGGCTGCTGAAGAAGCAAAGCAGGAAGAACAGAAAACAGTTGTAACATCAGTTATGACTGGAGCAGAAAAGCTAATTTCTGATGTTGAAGATAGAGTTCTTAACAAGCACGAAGATTTAGAGACTGTAATTAAGTCTTTAGAGTCTGAATTAAAAGACAGAAGTGCTGAAATAGAAGCTATGAGAGAATCTAAAAGGGTTTTCTCTGACAGAGGAAATAGTGACTGGAAAAAAGCATTTGAAGCTGACATTATGGACGCAAAAATGCTCGGTCTAGCTACTGGAAAAGGTTTTGAAACTGACCTTGCAAAATCAGTAATGGAAAAAGTTAACGCCATGTCTGGTGTTGGTGTTTCATCTGCTGACTTTGAGCAAGTTGTTTCAACTAACATTGAAAGAGATATCCAGAATGAATTAGTATTAGCACCTCTATTTAGAGAAATACCAATGACTTCTGCAACTCAAATCATTCCAATCCTACCTGACTCTGGTTACGCAGAATTTACTGCTAACCAAGCTGCTAGTGGTAGTTCACCACATGGTAACTTAGCTCAGAGAGGAGACGCATACAACCCAGGTTCAGCGGGTGGTATCGATATGACTGAGAGAACACTCTCAACTAAAAAATTAATCTCTACTTCCTTTATAGGAAATGAAACTGAAGAAGATGCAATCTTGCCTATTCTTCCGTTAATTAGAGAGTCAATGGTTAGGTCTCACGCTAGAGCAATTGAAAACGCTATCTTAGTAGGAGATGACGCTGATGGTGCATTCGGAACTTCTGGAGCATCTTTTGAAGGACTTTGTCACTTAGCGGCAAACGACTCAAACACTACACAGCCAAGTGGTACATTTGCTGCTACTGACGCTGTTACTGCAGCTGACTTACTAAGCTTAAGAAAAGCAATGGGTAAATATGGTGTTAACCCAAGTGAAGTAGTTTACATAGTATCTCAAGATGTGTACTATGACTTGTTAAACGACGCTGAGTTCCAAGATGTGAACTTAGTTGGTGACATGGCTACTAAGCTAAGTGGTGAAATCGGGCAAGTATTTGGTTCAAGAGTACTTATCTGTGATGAATTCGCTGCTAAAGCTCACTCTAAATTTAACTCTGTAGCTGTATACCCAAGAAACTACGTAATGCCTAGATTAAGAGGTGTTACAGTAGAATCTGACTACGATGTCGCAAACCAAAGAAGAGTCCTAGTGGCTTCTCAAAGAATAGGTTTCTTAGACCTAATCGATGGTGCTGACTCAGTACAAGCTCTTAAATACAAATCTAACTAATAGATTGATATGGCTCGAGGGGAGCCTTATCCCCTCACTTATAATTATGGCAGTATCACAAGGCGGAACAAATTTGATAACATTAGCACAGTACAAAGATTTTGCTGGGCTCAATGGCGTGTCGGAAGATGCGAAATTGAATGTTATCATTCCGTCTGTGAGCCAAGCCGTAAAAACATATTGCGGAACTTCGTTTGTAGACTTTTATAGCTCTGCTAAAACGGAGTTCTTCGATATAAAAGATAATCATACTACTGCAATAATGCTAGATGAAAGTCCAATAGTAAGTATAACTTCAGTCCAAGAAAGAGATGGACAAGCCAGTGCATATGTGACCCTCATATCCGAAAATTCTGATGGTAGTGGCAAATATGAATATACTGTAGATGAAGAAACCGATACTATTTTTAGAACTGAAGATACTACTGATAAAGCTTTTCCGAAAGGAAGAAAAGCAGTAAAAGTAGTTTACAGAGCAGGATACGCAAGTACTCCTGGAGATTTAAAACTAGCACTTTTTGACTTAGTAAAATATTACTTAAAAGATGAAAGAAAAGAAAGACTTTCTATAAGTGGAGCTCAGATTAGTAACCAAGTTACTACCAGCCTAAGAGAAAACATTGGCTTTCCTGACCACATAAAAAGGATTCTTGATTTCTACAAATTGTATAAATAATGGCAGCTAGAACTATAATAAATGAAATTGAAAAGTTATTAAAAAAACATAGCGATTCAGCAGTACGAAAAGAGGAAAGTAAAAAGTTTGCTCATATTGCTGAATTTACTGCATTTGAATCTGCAGGAGCATTTCAACAGGGAACTCAGACATTTATTAATAAATTACCTGAGGGTGATTTAAAAAAGGTTCTTAATGAAGCAAATACAAAATTTTCGTACCAGATGGTTATTTCAGAAATTTTTACAGATATAATTTCAGGTGCACTTAAACTAAAAGGAACAAAAACAATTAAACAAAAAGCAGCAATAAGATATAATGATTTTTTCCTAAGTGGACCAGGAAGTACGACTAAACAATTTTCAATAATGCCTGGAAGTAATCCAATGAGACTAATTCTTCAGGTAGATTCAGCTGATGCAACTAATCGTTTTACAATTTTTACAGTATGCACAGAAATGAGAAAAGAAATATTTCATAGATGGCTACGAAATGCAGGGAAATCTTTGACTGCTGAGGAAGCCGTACAAGCAACTAAAGATGTTGCAAACGCTACGGATTACTCACATAAATCAAGAACTATTGGTAGAGCAGGATTTCAAAACTTTGTTGAAGACGTTGTAGCATCAAAGGTATTTCCAGTGACTGTGTTTTCTGTAAAAATAACAAGTATGAATTTGTTGAATTATATAGTATCTAGGGCAAATATGGAATATTCAGTAGATTTTACTCCAGAGTATCAAATGGGAACAGGACAAATACCTAAATCGCAGGTAAGAAAATTAACAGTAAAAGGATTAATTCAATCTCAAGGAAGAAAAAGAGCAGATGATTGGATGGCACGAAAAGATATCGGAGGAGGAGTAAAAGATTTAATTAAAGATGGTGCAATAGAGTTTTTACAAAAGAATCTTCCAAAACACTTTGAAGGAGAGAAGAAAACAGGAAAGGGAACAACTATGGCAGATGCAGTTGGTGCAACAGGAAGCCCTTCATTTGAAGAAGAAACGGTAAGTGGTGCAATACATGAAATAACAAGTAAAGCAAAACCTAAAAAAAGAGTTAAAAATAAAGAAGTAACTATAAAAACACAACCAAAAGTACGAAAAAGAACAAAAGAAAGTATAAATGTAAGTCCAAAAGGCTCGGCTCCTAAAGCAGTAACTACATCAATTTCAGTAAAACTTTCAGCAACAGGTAGACTGAAAAAACAAAAAGAAAAAGGAAAAAGAGAACTTAATTTAGGAAAAGTTAAAACTAGCATAAATAGAAAACTAGGAGCAGAAATAAGAAGAAATATGGGAAGACCAGCACTAATAAATCAAACAGGAAGATTTTCTGATAGTGCAGAACTAGTATCTTTAAGACAAGCACAGAATTCTATAATTGGAACTTATAGTTACCAACTAAGACCTTATGAAACTTTTGAAAATAATGGCGATAGACAATGGCCAGCAGGTTATAATCCAAAACCTTTAATAGCAAAAAGTATTAGAAACTTAGCGGTAGGTACAATTACTGATAAATTTATACTCAGGAGAGGTTAATGTCTACTGAGTATCGGACTAAGCGTAGAAAAATTGTAGACGCTTTAGTAGCAAAGTTAAAACTAATAAATGGGCAACACCCTTACAATGGAAATGTATTTAATAATGTAAGTGGAGGCCTAAAGTTTTTAGATGAAATAGAAGAATATCCAAAAATCTGCGTAATTGCAGGAGATGAGTCTAGAGAATATCAAACTGCTGGATTCAAATGGAGATTCTTAACTTTAAGTATTCGAGTATACGTCAAAGATGAAGACGATGCTCAAGAAGAACTAGCATTGTTATTCGAAGATATCGAAAAGATTATCGATGAAAACGATGCTTTAGTGTACGACACTAGCGTAGTACCTAATGGAACTACTACTTCAATGACAGTTGATAGTATTAGTACTGATGAAGGAGTGATTGCTCCTTTAGGAATTGGGGAAATGTCGGTTACAGTACGATATTAAGAAACGGTGAAGCAGATAAATATCTAGCTAAGCCCTTTCAATGTGATAGGAGATAAAAATGGCACTTAATCTATCAAGAAATACCAAGGTATACGTCAGTTCAGTAAATGGTGTAGGCTCTACGGGCGGCATCAGGACTGTTACTGTTACTACTGCGGGTTCTGGTCATGCGGTGGGCGATGTTATATCTTTTAATGCAGATGATACTTCAGGAAGTGGAATCAATGCGAAAGTTATTGTTTCTGCAGTAAGTAGTGGTGGTGTTACAGGAGTACACATACCAAATAACTTCAGAGGAAGTGGATTTGCAGCAAATGAAACATTGACTCAAGGTGATGCAAGTGATTCTACAGGTTCAGGAACTGGACTTGTTGTAACAGTAGCAACAATCGCAGGAACAACTACAGTAGATGGTAGCAGAATAGGAACTGGCTTATTTAAAGGTA